ATCCAGCCCCATCCCTCCTGCCGCCACGCCAGCGGCCACTGTCGTACAACCCTTCGTCCTGCCGCGTGTCGGACCCAGGGGAACCAGTGTTCAAGGAGTGGTGGTGTCTTCTCAAACCACAAATGCGCTGGGCTCTATGGCCAGTGCTGTCGGACAGTTCTGTATGGGGATCAGCTCCTTGGCCCGCCAGTTGACAGGCAAAACCAAGGCCACATACAGTTACCCACCTGATGTCAAGTCCGCACCGAATTAAGACGGATCACTTGCACTCGTGCCGCCCGAACTGGTTGCGTTCTCAACATCCTGGTCTTACCACCGGGCTGTTGTGCTCCGTGAACAGTCCTGGTTGTCTCAGAGTGCCGGTGTGCCTGCGGACCTGATTGTGAACAACTCGCTCGGACGACAGCGTGTTGTTCTTGTCCAGACAGATCAGCATGTTCTGTTGCCTGATGCCCTTATTATGGAAATTGATAACTATATCCAGGCCAGCGGTCCAGACTCGCTGGCGGTGGCCGTGTCAAAGGTCGCCAATAAGGCAAGCACCATACGAATGTCTGATTCCCAACGCCAGTGGTGTGTCAGCTACATACCACTAATCGCCCTGAGGAATGTGATGCAGCGAGAACCACAGTCCCCTGTGTGGTTCGAATACCGGCTCAAACGTGAGGCCACAGCCCAGAATCCCATCGTGCAGTATGGTGTTCTTGCTTTGACCAGCCTTGTGCTAGCCAAGAAACCGGTGTCGTACGTCCAATCAATTGCCGCCAAGATGCGGTCGCTGCCCTCAACCATCCCCAATCCCTTAACTACGCTCCTGTCACGTACTATGACGCCTGCTCCGCACACCCAATGGACTTTTGGTCCTTTCGAGTATGCTATGCCATGTGCGACATTCAGCTTCGAACAGTTCCGAAGTCTCGCTTCCACGACCAATGGTGCCGCCGTGTTACTCGTTGCACCGTTCGCTGAGGAAGCGCTGAAACAGGAACTGGGCATACCATTCGCGTGTGCCATCGGTTTGTTTGAAAGTCTGCAGTCCGGCAATCCATACAATCTTTTGTTCCATGCTTTAACAGAAGTTGTCCGTCAAAAGTTTCGTGACTGGGGTGCTCCACCGCTAGTGCAATACCTGGCGACCACATCTCTACACGTGCTCAACAACTACGTCGCCATGCAAGCCGGCATTGTGCCGGCGGCCACCATAACGATCGGGCGAGCTGCGGCTATTGCTGCCGCCAGCGTTGCGTGGTCTAAGTTCAAGCGTTACCTACCCGACAACCCACTCCTACCACCCACCCCACCACAACTCCCCAACTCAGCCGTGTCTGTTGGACCATCTCGGTCAAAAGACAAGGTCGATAAGCCGTTGCAGGTGTGCGCTGGTTTGGCGGATGAGGCGAACCGGCCCACATGGTACGCAAGTAACCAGACCAACGAACTCGAATCAATTCGGCGACGCGTCACTAAACAAACCCCAATTGCCAACCCCAACGAAGCGAAGAAGTTCGCCGCGTGGGTTAAGCGCAACATCAGAAAAATCCTCCCCAAAACTTTCCGCAATAAACCCAAACCTGTGGCTTTTGCAACATACCTCAAGCGCTCCAATGCAGCGCCGGGTGTTAAGAAGATAATAGCCAAGGCTAGGGCCAAGTTGGAAGCCGAGGGGATAGATGAACACACACGTTTGTCCAAGCAACAATGCAGGGCTTGGACCGTTCGTGGTGGGTTTGTTAAAGTCGAACACAACGTGCACCGCAACAACCATGACATCAAGGTTAAGGTTTGCCGCACAATACAATCTGCTCAGCCTGAGTTCATAGCTCTAGTTGGGCCAGCCATCATGGCACTCCAAGACAAGATAAAACGCGACCTCAACCGCAACAACTTCGCCTGTTTCACATCAGGTGTAAGTGCGGCAAATGTCGCCAAAGTTCTCACTAGTATCCACGGTAATATAGTTGAGAACGACGTAACAGCATGGGATGCTAGTTACAATGAATTCTTGTGTGTGCTGGAAGTCCAAATTTGTCAAATGCTTGGTCT